TTCTGGCGAAGTCGCTGGGTTCTGCCAGCCCTCAGAAGGACTCTTGGCTCTCACAGAGCGAACATCATTGACACCTTTGAGCGAATGGTGTCTGACGGCGAATCATGGCGATGGGCAAGAGCAGAGATGCGTTCTCTAATTGACCCAAGCGGCAAGCGTTATCCAGCATACTACTATGACCGAATCGCAAGAACTGAAACCAGACGAGTCGTTGAGAACTCTCACATCTCTGGGATGCGAAGGGCTGGATTCGGATTTGTCCAGAGGCTGGTCGTTGTTGATGACACGACTGACAGAGACTTATGCGCCCCGTATGAGGATGCGGTTTATCCGATTGCAGAATCTAAATCTGTGATTCCAGCACACCCGAATTGCCGATGCACATTTGTTGCGTATGAGGGAACTCCAGAAACCGTTGTTCCATCTGACGAGATTCTGACACCCGTTATTGAGTTCAATAAGAATGTAGTGAACAAGGCTGTGAGTTCTGCGGTGCGAGATGGGCTGGCAACCAAAGCCAAAGAGCATAATGAAAAAGTCAAAAATGCCAAGACCAAAAAGACCAGCACCAGAACTTTGATTGCTGTGTTTGAAAGAGGCGTTGGTGCATACAATACAAATCCATCATCAGTCAGACCAAGCGTCAGTTCGCCAGAACAATGGGCTTATGCTCGTGTCAATTCATTCCTGTATTGTCTAAGAAACGGCAGGTATCGAAGTGGCAAGCACGACACGGATTTACTGCCCAAAGGACACCCACAGTCAACCAAGTCAGTCTCCAAGCGAGCATTGACCAGAAAGGACTTGACTCCGCCAGCAGGGGTCAAGAAAGCATGTGCAACAGGAATCAAACTCTTTGAGGATGGATATGGAGGCTCTGGTCTTGAAGCGGCAACAATCCGTGAAGCCAGAAGCATTGTCAGAGGAACTCCAATCACAGTCGCCAAAGCCAGAAAAATGGTTCGCTGGTGGGGTCGCAACGAGCGATTCCTCACCTTTGACAAAGACACACCAGCATGGACAGCCGCTATGCTCTGGGGAGGTCGTGCTGGACTATCGTGGTCAAACAAACTCCAGCGAGCGTTGGAGGCAGACGAATGAGCATGAGCAACAACAATCCTCACACTCGTGCCAATCTCATCAAGGCAAGAGCCGCATTCGCACTCATGTCCAATGAGATGGTGCATACAACGACACCAAAGAACTTGGACAAAATCGCTCAGAGAATCCTCACAGATGCCAAGAGGAATGCACCCGTCAGAACAGGTGCGCTCAGAGCGTCTGGTCGTGTGAAGAGAGTCAATCAGTTCAGACGCAGAGTTCAATTCGGCGGTGCTGGAACAGGTGTTGACTACGCACAGGCTGTGGAGTTTGGAACAGTATTCACCAGACCCAAACCATACCTTGAGCCAGCGGTCATCAAGAATATCAAAAAGACTCCAGCAATCGTCAGACCATCCATCAGAAAGTGGTTGCAGAAACTTGTTCGCATGGGTTCATCAGATTGAGGTGAACAGCACCCACCTCATCTCCCACCTCATCTCTGAGGCGAGAATCCCAGCGAAACGGGTCTTGGCTGTGGGTGCTGTTCGGCGCACATTTAATCCGCTTCTACTCCAGAGCCTCCACGCTTTTTTGGCGCAAGGTTGTTTCACGGTATGCCCGAATGTGCTACGAGCAAACCAGACCAGAAGCCACCCATATATCAATGTATCGGCAATATCAATGCTTTTTGCCCTCATATCACCAATGTTAAAACCCGCCAAAGTCAACCAGATGGATATGCGAGCCGTATTGGTTGATGGAGATGACTACACGCAACGCTCTGGTGAAAGCAGAGAAGTCCAAGTCAAACTTGAGGCTCAGATGCCATTCGTCTTGGACAAATCATTCCAGAAGGATGCTGACTCAGACTATGAGTATGAGATTGGCGACGACGATGTTGTCATTCGTGGACCCGTCTATGTTGGGAACTCAGATATGCTTGACCGACACAACGAACTCGTTGCGCCAGATGCACTCATCAAATCGTGGGATGACTATCAGAAGAATCCCGTTATCCTATACAACCACTCTAAGACATACGGTGTCATCGGCAGAATGCTCGATGTCGAGATGGGAACTTGGGATGGCATCAAAGGTGAAGTTCCAATCGGGCGAGCCGTCATTGATGGTGGCGAAAAGGATATTGTCAGAAAAATACGCAAGGGATTCCTCAGAGCATTCAGTATCGGTTTCATCGCTAAGGCGGCAATCAAGGAATGCAAAGACGATGAGACTTGCTACATGACCTTCACAGAGGTTGATTGGCTTGAGACCAGCGTGGTTGATGTGCCAGCATCCCCTAATGCACTATTCAATGTTCAGAAGCACATACTTGGATATGAGGACATGGGAGACAAAATCGCAGTTCTCTTTGAGAAGATGCCAATGGATTCACCATCAGAAGAACCCCCTGCTGGTGGAGATATGGAATCGCCTGTTGAAGAATCGGCGGATTCTGGCTGTGGATGCAAATCTCATATTGAGTCCGATACCCCAGAAGAAGTCAGCGGCAACAATTCTGAAATTGACTCGTTGAAGGCTCAAATTGCCGAGATGAAAGAACTACTGCTCGCAAGTATGACACCTTCTGAGTCCCAAAAGTCCGAATCTGAAAATACCGATTCACTTAATACCCCCATTGACAAAGGCATTGGACAACAGGTGAACAAGATGACTGACGATACCATTGTTGACACAGCAGAAGAAGAGGTCATCGTTGCCTCAGAGGAACTTGAAGTTCCCACAGAAGAACTATCCATTAAGACAGAGGCTGTTGAAGAAGCAGAAGAAGAAGTCGTTGAAGCCGCAGAAGAAGTGGCAGAAGAAGAACTCCCAGAAGAAGTCGTTGAAGAAGTCGCAGAAGCAACAGAAGAAGAATCTGCTGGCGAACCAACAACCACAGAAGTCATGATTGAAGTCGTTAAGGCATTAGCAAATGTCGAAGCACGACTTTCAACCATTGAAGGACACATTCAATCAAGCGAGGACATTGATACACTCAAGTCTGAACTTGCATCCATGAAGGCTGAGAAGGAAGCCGCAGAAGCAGAAGCAAGCATTGAGGCAGAAGTCGCCAAGCGTGTTGCAGACCTTGTTGGGACAACCCCAGAAGTCAAGACTGTTGAAGCATCTCCAAAGAGCCTTTCATCCACAGGTGAGCCAAAGGAAAACAAATCCCTTACTCGCCACGACCCAACCCCAACCGTGAGCAAAGGCATGAATGGTCTTGCTGGATGGCTTGAGGTTCAAATCGCCAAGCGAGGTGCTTGAGCAAATATCAGATTCCCCCAAAGGAAAACAAAAAAACAAGGTGAGAAAAATGAGTGAAGAGATTCAATTTAACGACATGGTTCAACGAGTGAAAGACGCATTAGCAGGGCAAACCGATGGTGGCTCTCAAATGTTCCCAACAGAGACTTCTGATGAGATTATTCAGATTGTCTATGAGAGGAACTTCATGCGCTCTTTGTTCTCTGCTTTGCCAATGGCGACCAGAACTATCAAAGTGCCAAAACTTTCAACCTCTGTCGGATTCCACCGCCAAACTCTTGCTTCAACACAGGCTGGAACTGCGGCTGACGAATCCACTCAAGGAACAGCAGAGATTGACTTGACTTTGACCACCATGATTGCCAACATTCCAATCGGAAACTATCTGATTGCATACGGTGTTGAAGGATTGCTTTCAGTCCTTCGTGATGACATCGCATCTCGTCTGGCTTTCAATGAAGAATCACTCTTCATCAACGGAGACAAGCAAGCCACTCTTGCTGACAACATCAACGGTGTGTATGCTTCTCCAGCAAACTTGTCTGGAATCAACGCAACCGCAGGTGCATCTCAGAATGACTACTTGCTATCTCAGAACGGACTCCGCAAACTTGCTGGAACAAAGGTCTCAGTCTCTGGAACTTTTGCTCTGAGCCATCTGCGCTCGGCAATCAACCAATTGGGTGTTCACGCTGACAACCGTGATGAACTCTCTCTGATTGTTCCACGAAACCTTGAAGTTCAATTGATGGGCTTCACAGAACTTCAAACTGTTGACAAATACGGTGCTGGTGCAACCATCCTCTCTGGGGAACTTGGTCGTATCTATGGAATCCGTGTCTTTGCCACAGGAACAATCCCAACAAACTTGAATTGGACAGGTCTTTACGAACTTGGCAAGACTGTCAACGGCTCTGCGGCAATCGCTGACAAGACCGTTGCTCTTTTGGTCAACAACAGAACCCCTCTGATTGGCAACCCAACAGATGCTGACCGCCGATTCAACATGGGCTTCCTTGATGAGCCAACCAAAGACCGTTTCGTCTTAATCCCTCGTCAAGAC